GCTCGAATCAAGTGCATAAGGTGAATATAATTTCAGAATATCGAAATTAGCCTTATCCCGTCTGTTAAACAGACAGGCCGCTGGACCTACGTACGGAGATCAATAGAATACGATCAACCGCGACTCAGTCCAAAATAAAACCTGCTAAGCCCAGGAAGGGCCAGGTTCACAACTGGAGATACTAACGTTCGTACTGAAACTCTTGACAACCTGCATTTGTTCCTTCAGATATGTGATAGTGTCAGACGTTTGAATACCGTCTGCACTTTCTTTAATCACATGATCTGTAGGCTGCAAGCTGCCAAGGTACTGGTAATGACCATTATTACGGTCTGAACGTTGGTTCTCTGGCCCGGAAGGATTCCGGGTAACAACCTTGTACACCTCACGGCTATTCAGCCATGGGTTCATCTCGGGCAGGCCATGTAAAGCCCGCAAAAGAGCAAAATTGCCATCAATAGGTTTATCTTTGCCTAAAAGGCGCAGACGCGCTTTCACTCGATACTGAGAAGAAAATCTCCCAGATCTTGTGTAAACGATTGACGGCTGGATCTCTGTTAAATCGCCTATCAGGCCAACGTCCCCAATACCATCGGGCACGAATCTTCGCAGATTCGGCCTTATAGTACTAACAACGTGGTCATAACAGGCTTTGAATCTTGGGTCACATACATCGCCGACTGAACACCACCGGCGTATGCTGTTTGCAAGATTGTACTGGCTATTTACATGCCGGTACGGATCCTTTCGAATGTAAAAAGGTGTTACGTCTATACCGCGAAAGTAGTGTTTTCCACAGCTTTCACGGAAGGGCCCCGACAGGAACGTCTTTTCTTCATTGGTTTTAAAGCCAACAAAGTCCAGAAGTTCAATAAGGAACCCAGATGCGGCGCGGGGAACAATAATATCATCCCCGTACACGCATACTAGACGTTGGATCTTTGTGGATAATGTATCGACTACCGCCGCACTCAGGGCCCAGAAAATAAGGCTCTCAAGTTCAAACGTGTAACCGTTACCCATAGAAGATATCTTCTCATATGTAACAAGTTCGCCATCAGGGAGAAGTCCCCGGGGAGAACGAGCAAGCATAAGAGCATCGTACCAGTCAGGCGGCATGAGCCACCGAACTAGTTCGACGCTGACAGAATCGCTA